AATTACTAGAAGCAGTAAAAGAAGCACCAGTTAAAAATGAAAAAGCCTTTGCAGCATTTTGATTGGTTAATGTAACAACACCACCACCACTGCTTTGGACTGTATCTACCTTGATTGTACTCACGATATCACCAACCTTCCACCATCATTGACAGTCAATGTAATCCCACTGTTTACAGTAAGTGTTCCTGTTACCTGTGCGTTTTCTGTGGCAAGTATTGTTATGTTTGTATCTAAGGCTTGTGCATTAGTTCTGAACATCCCACCATTCTTGAAGTTACCCTTGAACTCTGCTGTAGGTGTTACTGTTCCTGCTGATAACTCAAGAAAGTAAACAAAGATATTATTTGTGCCACTTGAAGGTGCAGCACTAAATGTCAATGTTGAGCCATCAGGTACAGTATAAGCTGAACTATCTTGGACAACACCATCAACACTTACAAGTATTTCTTGTACTGAACCTATTGTTCTTCCAAGTGCAAAGGTTGTATCAGAACCATCACCATTAAATCTTACAACAGCAGGTGGTGCTTGAAAATTAGCTGGTACTACGTTTCCAATATAAGCCATATTTACTCCTATGTACTAATTGCATCTACCACAGATACCCAAACATCTGCTGAACTTGCAACACTTGCCTTTACTTTTAAGGCATCACCTGACACCATCACAATCTTAGCACCACCATCAAGAATCTGTAATGTTCCTCCTACTGGTATTGGTGCATCTTTAACTATATGTATATCGTTAGATCCATCATTGATGTAAACTTCTACTGTAATCTGTGCTGTATGCACATTGGCTACTGTTATTCCAACTATGGCATCATCTGAGTTTGCAGTTCTCAGTGTCGTTGCACCTGTGCCAACAGCATTTGCTGTATTTCTTTCAAAATCTTGTGCCATTTACCTCTCCTTTACAACGCTATTGCCATTGCAGTAGCAAATCCTTTTGATGCAAAACTTGTGGCATCTACAGCTGCATCTTGCCAGGCAGAACCATTATACACCTTTAACACATTTGATGTCGTATTAAAATATAAATCACCAGCATTTAAAGCATCACCATCATTGTCAACAGTTGGATCACTTGATTTAGCTCCTAAATATGTGTCATCAAAATTATCTGCTGCTGTCTCTGCTGCTGTTTTAGCTGCCTCTGCTGCTGTTTGTGCAGTCTGTGCTGCAGTAGCACTTGTAGCTGCATTAGTTGCACTCGTAGAAGCCTCAGAAGCTTTTGTAGTAGCTGTTGTTGCTGATGTGGCTGCCTCTGTAGCTTTTGTCGTAGCAGTGCTTGCAGAGGTAGAAGCATTTGTCTCTGATGTTCCAGCATTAGTGGCTGATGTAGCAGCTGCTGAAGCTGAGGTAGCAGCATTTGTTGCAGATGTACTGGCTTCAGATGCTTTGGTAGATGCAGTTGTCGCAGAAGATGCTGCATTTGTCGCAGATGTACTTGCTTCACTAGCCTTAGTTGTTGCTGTGCTTGCACTTGTTGCTGCGTTTGTTTCGCTTGTAGCTGCATTAGTTGCAGAAGTAGCTGCTTCACTTGCTTTCGTTGTAGCAGTTGTTGCACTAGCTGCTGCTGCCGTAGCACTGGATGCTGCACTTACAGCGTCAACTAATAGCTCAAAATGGTCTGTATCTGTAAGACTATCTCCAACAACAGCATCTGCAACACATATATAAACATTGTTAAGTTGTGCTGTAGTGGTTGATTTTATTATGTCTCTTACAACATATGCTTCTGTTGTTACTGTTGCATCTGTGCCTTTGTATGTTCCTAGCTCCTGTGTAACAGACAACTCACCTGAGCCATCAAAAGCAAGGATCTTGTTTGCTCTGGATGTTGCACCCACTGTAAATTCAGTAGATGTCATGGTGTTAGTTCTTGATAACTTTATACTTCTGTCTAATTCTTCTTGTTGCTGTTGTGCAATAAATGTAAGCCTGTCTAGTGCATCTTCATGGCTTTCTGCTGGAAACGGATCATTGGCTGTATAGTCTGTAGACTGTGTTTGTGCCATGTTACGTCTAATAACGACTGTAACGCCACTAGCAGGTGCACTACCAAACACAACATTACCACCACTCGCACTTCCTGCATTTGTTACTGTGTAATGAGTTGTTAGTGTTTGTACTGTTTCAGTACCAGCAGCTGATCTAAGTATAACAGTAAGGTCTGCATCTGCGAATATCTTGAAAGCATATGCAAACGTTGTGGTACTTCCATTACCACTGTAACTGTTTTTTGTAGTTGTGCTACTAACTGTCATGCCTACCTCATTTTTTCGTTATATACTTTTTTTGTAAATTAATCAAATTCATTTTAATCCACTTTTGCTGACTCTGGTAAGTCTTCAAACATTTTATTCATTACGTTTTTAATACCTACTGCGTTTTGATAAGGAACCAACGATCTCAATGCTCTGCCTTGTGCAGCAGATATTTGATAATCGTCATTCAACAAAGCTCTACTTACACCTTGCACGCCTTTGTAAGCAGTATCTATTAACTGTACTGAAGGAATACCACTTAGTAACCCTGTTGCCAATCCTGTTGTTCTGCCATAAGAAAACAAAGGGTCCTCTCCAAAAAACGGCATACCACTATCTATTAATGCAGGAAACAATGAAGCATAAGAACTTCTTTGAAACGCAGCCTTGCCTATCTCTATTGGAGATAATCTTTCTTTTAAAAATTCTTCTTTGTCTTCCCTTCCTATGGCATTTGCTTTCATTTGTGCAGTGTAAGACAATCCAGCAAAAAATGTTGAATACATCATTGCAGAATACGCAGCAAAGTCATTTCTCTTTATATTATGTAAAAATTGCTTTGAATAAGACACAAGCATAAATGTTCTAAATTGTGTTATGATTTTTCCTAATGTGCTTGTCATGTGAACATTTAAGTTTCCAACATCATTCTGCTGTATGCTTTGTCTTGTCCATCTACTTATAGCTAAAACAAAAGCATCTCTTGCTTCAACGTCTTGCCAAGCATCTAAATTAATTCTTTTTACTTTTCTGCTTTTAAAAAATACTGACGGACTTGTTACTGCATTTTGCCTTATTTGATTAAATACTTTTTGTGCCATCTCTGGCTCCAAACCAAGACTTTGCATACGTTTTGCTATGTCTTGCTCTCTTGTGCTTCTGCCTATTTTTTTAAAATTAATTTTTTTTATACCAAAAGCTAAATCTGTAAGTGACTGCACAGCTATTCTACCTACGGCTCTTTCTAATGCCAATGTTATAGGAGCCATGCCTGATAGATCTGCTGTTATTCTTTTTAATGGTTGTGCTGCTAATCCTAATCTATCTATAAAATCACCACGACCTTGAACATAAATATCATGTGCATCATATCGATTCATTGCTTGATGTATTCTTCTATCAACACCAATACCAGCAAAAGCCTCTAAATCTCTTGCTACAGAATCCTCAAGTTCACCATTTGCTGTTCTTTTAAGCATAGCCTTAAAGTCAGGCAAAACTCTTATCAAGCCTCTTACCCCATCAATAGACACAGCGTTACCTATTTCTGCTATTTGTGCAAAACCTACTTGGTTCATAACTCTTATGAAGTTGTAATCCATAAGCAATCTAGCTATTCTATTTGAATCTGATGTTGGGTTTTCTATTGTTCTTGGTGGTCTGCCTAGTATCATGTCGTACATGACCTCAGCTTTTAATATGTCTTTTTCTGCTTGAGTTTTTCCCTCTTCTCCTAAGCCTCTGCCTTCTTCTCTAATTAACTGTATTTGTTTTTTAAAATCTGCATCACTAGTAATTCCCTTTTGTGCAAAAGCTATTCTTCCTGACATTTGATTTACATATGAATTAAATACTTGTTCTGCATCTCTGTTCATCAAATCTTTTACAGACACAGTTCTACCTCTTGAGGTCATTGAATAATTTACATCAAATTTTAGCCTTTTCTTTGCTCTTGATGGCACTCCTTCAGGCTTAAAATGTAAAAGATTTACTAAATTATCAGCTTGTGCTTCGGAAAGTATATCTTCTTCAACAAGCAAATCTCTTAAAAATTCTTTATTTGAAGTGCTAAATATCCTTGACACACCAGCATCCATTCCTAAATGCCTTGATTCAATTTTTTCAGCCATTCCTTTACCTATTGCCTCTGCCAAATCATCAGTTAAAGTAGGATTTGCGTTTTTTAAAGACCTTGCCAACAAACTTGGAATAAAGTCAGACCCTAACTCAGATGTTATAGTTGTATATTTATGACCATCCCATAAATGTGTAAAATATCTTAAATCTTCAGGTATGTCCTCAAATCCTTTAACACCAGCAGCTTTTGCATCTTGCAGCATTTCTCTAAATAAATTTCTTTGTCTTTGTGCTGCATCTTTAACGGCTTGGTTTGTTGAAGATCCAGGAAACTCAATTTCGTCTGCCACTAACCTTCCAAACTCAGAACGCTGCACACCCCATTTTCTTTTCCAATAACCAATGCCACTTGACTTTGCCCACTTTGCATAAGCATCTTCATATATATTATAAAAGTTTACACTGTAAGTTCTTGTTTTTGTTGTCTTTATTAAATCAGCAGTAAACTCTCCTGGCTCTACAGCATCCTCGCCTAATATACCTGCAAGTTTTCTTGATATGCCTAATTTGCTATTTTTAAGTTGACCTATCATGTCAATTCTAAATTTACCAAAAAAACTTAATGGGGTGTCACTAGCTTCTTCTATTGCCGCATCTGCACCTTTTACAATGTTATCTAACTGCACAGGTCTACTATCTGGGTTTTCCATAGCTCCTGCACTTCCATCAGGTCTTGTATACTCTTCTGGCTTTGCAATTCCTTTGTTTATGGTTGCTTGTTGCACATCACTAACTTGACCTTTTTCAAAATGTTCTAAATTTTTCTTCAAAGTGTTATCAAACATTTCGGCTGATGATTTACCAAATGTAGCACCAATCGCACCACCCAAAAGCATACCACCAGCAGTTGCATAAAGTATGTCGTATGGATCTTTCACTGGGTTTTGTGAAACTAAATATGCCTCTATAGCAGCACTTGACGCACCACCAGTTGCCAAACCTCTAAAAGCTCTTGCTAATCTTGTTGCTTTAGAACCCCATATAAATGGTGCAGCAACGCCTTCTGTCAATGCTGTAGCTGTGATAGCAGCAGGATCTATGGTAGCAGCAGCAAGCCTTAATGGTATTCCTGCCCAACCATATTTAGCCAAAGTTTCTTCGTTTTTCATTGATTGCAAAACTCGATCTCTTAGTTTTTCTGCGTGAGGTCTACTTACTGCATCTTCTAAAAAATCTTGATATTCTAATGGTATATCTTTTGTAAACTCAGCATAAGATTTATCGTCAAGCAAAAAATTAGGATCAGGCTCAAAATCCTCTAATCCGTTGTATATCCAAGACATTGCATTATCTTCAGCAAAAGCTGCAGAAAGAGCATCAGAAAATGTTATTTGATCTCTTTCTTTTTGTAAGGTTTCTTCTGCCTCTCTCTCTTCAAGCAGATTAATAGGTCTTGCTACCTGTATTTGTTTTGCTTTTAGTTCCATTATTGTAATTTAGGTCCTAATAAAGTTTCTTTAAGAGTTTTTATGTTTTCTTTTCTAATCTTTGCTTTTCTCTTTTCCTCTGCGATAGCTCCTGCTGTCTTTTCAGGCATACCCTTTTGGAAATCTGTTGTTGTCAACTCTTTGAATAGAACTGCTTGCTCTTCTCTTATTTTTTCTTTTCTTATATCTTCAGGCGATTTAACTAAATCTTTTTGTTTTTCAAATTGAGCAGCAATAACTTCTTTCTTCTTTACTTCAGCTTTTGCTGTTTCTTCTTCAAGTTTCATTTTTTTAAGCTGATCTAATGTATAGCTTTCATTTGGAAACAACATTCCATTTCTTACAATAGACCATCTATCAATTCTTCCAGTAACAGGCGTAGCAGTTATCTCTTCATCATCATCAGGATTTTTAAGTTTGTAGTCTTTTATAATTAAATCTGCATAGTATCGAATGTCTGTTTCGTTCATATTTACAGACCTTGGTATAAGAACACCTTTATGATTTATATGAGAATCTAATATATCTTGCCCTGCTCTTTCAACTGCTGCTTTAGGATCTGCTCCTAACCCTATGTAAATCTTAGATAAATTTTCAACTTTTTGCTGTATAACAGAACTATTTTGTGGCTTTGTTCCAAAAAAACTTGTTGACTCAGAACTTATGCTATCTACTTCACTTTTTATTACTTTATACTTTGCGTTAATAGTTTCTATGCCTGTTTTTCTTGCTGCATTAACAATTCCTATTGATTCTTCAATAGTTTTACCAGTTTGCTCAAGTGCTAATACTTGATTGTAAACAGCAGTCTCTTCTTGGTTTAAATGCAACTGCACAAGACCTGGACCCATAGCCTTCATTTGCCTAAATAACTCTATCTGATTTTTTAATTTTGGCATATCTGCTTGATCGCCTAGAATATTTGTTGCTCCTTCTGAAAGCTCATTTTTAAAATTTTCATAGGCTACGTTATTTTGTTGCAGTATTAACAATGTATCTGCTTGTGATTTTCCTTTTATAGCTTGACTAATTATTGCCTTTTCTTCTTTTGCAGTATAATTTTGCTTAACCTCAGAGTACCTACCTGTCTGTAATGCAGTTGCTCCATTGTTTATAAACTGTGCTGTGTTTTGTGCTTCTATTAAATCATTCTCAACATCAATGACACCTGACAATATTGCTCTAGCTGACTTGCCATTTGTTGTTTGCTGCATCTCCAATGATGTTCTGCCACCATATTTTGTTTGTAATAATTGTTTTGTTGACTCTGCAAGTTCCCTTATTTTTTCAGCATTAACTTGACTTGGGTCTTGTTTATATATTTCTAATAAAGTTTTTTGCCTATAATATAAATATTGAGCAGAACCCACAATAGATCCTTCTGCTTTTTCTTTGTCTTTTGATGCACCTACATAAGATTTTGCTTTATCAACAGCAGATAAAGTTCCTACATTTTCAGCCTCTTCGCTAACATCTTGTGATATTTCGTTCAAAGCATCATCTTCAACTTCTTTGCTTCGTGCACTTATAAATTTTTGTACGCTATTACTTATATTCTGTGGAAGATCAGACCCACTAATATTGATAGTTTTACCACTAGCTAATTCAATATTTACGTCTTTATTATCTCTAAGCAAATCAACTATCGTATTCAACTCATCAAAAGTTGCATCACTTGCATCTAACTGATCTTGTATATTTTGGTTTATATCTTGTATTAAAACATTTCTTTTTGCTCTAATAACTTTGTTAAACTTGTTTTTTATTGATGTAGATTGCTTGCTATTTTTTACTTCTTCAGTCATTGCTTTTAACTCTGAAAAAGATGTTGCACCTTCAATTTTGTTTGAAAACGTTTCTTGCTCTACGGCTATATTTAACTGTTCAACAGATCTAATAGAAGAATACTTAATTGTTCCGTCTTTTTGGCTATCGCTTATTTCTTTTATTGCGTCAGCACTAGCTTTAATATACTCAGGATGGTTGCTTGGAGTAGATGCCATAATACCCCTGAGCCTAACTAACTTATCATTTACAGCAGTTCCTCTTATTACTTCTTGTTTTCCATACGCTTCATTTCTACCTTTTAACTGTCCACCAGCTTGTATATCGCCCAATCTACCAATAAGTGCCTGTTGCTCCACAGGTCTTAAGTTATATTTACCAGCAATATCTTTTACTTTTTTATCTGCAAAAGTTTTATATTTACCATCAAACTCTTCCATGCTTGTGCTGGTATCATTTTTTATATGTGTATCTATTTCTTTTGTAAGTTCATTTTCAGCTTGTGCAATAGCACTTTTGGCTTCTGCCTTTTTGTCTGCATCATAAAAATCACGCATAATATTACCAGCAGCCTCACCGAATCTTGCAATCTCTTGACCTACTCCAGTAAAAGCACCTGCTGATGCCCTAGGTCCTAATGAAGCACCTGAAGTAACACCTGATGCACCTAAGCCTTTGTTATATAATGGTATTTGTGGCATATTGCAAACCTTCCTATCCTGGCATACCCATATATGTTTTAGCTGCCTTTTCACCTGCTTGTAAAACAGTTCTGTAAGCTGCTGTTTTAAACTGTGCAGATTGAGCACTCGCTGTTGCCCTAGCCATAGCTGCTTCATTTATCTTTGCAGCCTCTTGTATAGAACCTGCATATCGTATTCCTATTGCATCTAACTCAG